GCGGTCTAAGATGATCGCTCACCTAAACATCATTGGGATAGAGACAGACGAAGGAGTCACTAAACCTATAGCTATCACAGCTTGTGAGGCTATGAGCCATGGACTGGAGCCAGTGGCGACACTCAGGAGGGACAGGGATTTAGCTAAGATGGACTATGATGTACTCCAAGAAAAGATTTATCAATGTAAATTAGAAATTGGCATAATCGAAAGGCAGATTATGGCCGAAAGGAGGGGCGAATAATGAGCGAGATTAATAGATCATATTACGCAATTATCCCCGCAAATGTGAGGTATGACAAGGGTTTGAGTGCTAATGCTAAATTGCTTTACGGGGAGATAACAGCACTATGCAATGAAAAGGGGTATTGCTGGGCATCAAATGCTTATTTTGCCGAACTTTACAAAGTTAAAAGGGAGACTATATCTAGATGGGTGAGCGCTTTAACTCAAAAGGGATACATCGCCACCAAATTGATATATAAAAACGGCAAAACAGTAGAGGGAAGACGCATATATATTGACGAAAAAGTCAATACCCCTTGCGTTAATGATCAATACCCTATTGACGAAAAAGTCAATACCCCTATTGACGAAAAAGTCAAAGGGAATATTACATCTTTTAATAATACATATAATAATATGTCCGGCGGAGCCGAACTACCCTTTTTAGCTATAGTAAACCACCTTAACGAAAAAGCATCTAAGAACTACAAACACACTAGCAAAAAGACTCAAACCTTAATTAAAGCAAGGCTTAACGAAGGGTTTAAAGAAAAAGACTTTTACACGGTGATAGATAAAAAGACCAAGGAATGGCTGGGGACGCAGTTTGAAAACTATCTCCGTCCGGAGACACTCTTTGGTACAAAGTTTGAAGGATACCTAAACCAAAAAGACACCGGAGGAGATGAAATTGAATTTGAACCGCTTGGTGGACCAAAATATAGAGGCTAATATCATATCGGCACTTTTAACAGGCAGGCTGCACAAAGAGGATGTGGATATAAGATATTTCGAAGGCGAGCAAACCAAACCCATAGCCGAGGCAGTTTTAAAACTTAAGAATGATGGGATAGAGCCGGATATAGTGACCATTAAAAACCAAAACAAGAGCATAGATATGAGGACCGTAACCGACATCGTGTCAAACACCCTTCCCTCCTCCACGTTTGGCAACTTAAAAGTTTTAAAAGACCTCTATAACCGCAGAGAGCTAGCGAAAGCCATAAAAGATGCTTACGAAAAACTCCATGAGATGGACGAAAAAACGGAAGACGTGGGAATACGGATTGAAAACAAAATATCCGAAGTTTTAACCACTGGGGAGTTTAAAGCAGACGACATGGATTCTATCGCCAAGGAATTTTTAAAAGACCTAAAATCAAGCCGAGATCAACAAGACAGATATCTATACGGTATACCAATGCTTGATAAATGGACTTGGGGCCTCCATCCCGAGGAGATAACTACAGTGGCGGCACGTTCGGGAGTCGGCAAGACAGCCTTTGCGATACAGATAGCCTTAAGGCTTGTAACTAATGGTTTAAGAGTTTTGATCGTATCCCTAGAGATGTCGTCGGTGCAGATTTTAAAAAGGATGTTTGCTCAAATAACGAGGATTGACGGCATGAAATTTAGAAAAAGAAGCTTTACAGGGGATGAGTGGACATTAATCGAGGAACTGATAGAGGATTTTAAAAAGTACAAGCTGCATATCAATACCAGCATCAGTAATGTCGATGACATCAAAAAAAGAATCAGAGAGATTAAGCCTGATGTGGTGATAGTTGATTATCTGCAATTATTGACATCAACCACAAACGAGGGTAGCCGAGAGCGAGAGGTAGCGACAATGTCTAGAGAGCTTAAAAATATGACAGCGACATTTAAGATACCAATCATCCAGTTATCCCAGTTAAATGGCGAAGCCGGTGAAAAAAGACCTATGGGCGAAGGACATATTAGAGAGAGTCGGGCCATCTACCATGATTCGAACAATGTAATTTACCTGCATGAACCTTGCGAGGCAGAGTTTAAAAAATACATATCAGACGGGATACTGACAAAGGAGTATATAGACAAGGTTTACGGCTCAGACGGGAGACTTTTAGAAATCATCCTAGATAAACAACGAGACGGAATCACGGGCAGGACTTTGCAGGAGTATGACGGCAAATTATTAAAATTTAAACCACTACCCGACTTTATGGAGATGAGCAAATGAAAAAGATATCAGACATACTATCCGAGATGAAAGAGCTTAAATGCGAGCTGTGCGGAGGACAGGCACATCATACTCACCACGTATTTGGTGCCAGCAACAAAAAGAACAGCGAGAAATACGGACTACTGGCGAGGCTTTGTATCTACTGTCATACAGGCTCAAACAGGGCAGTGCATCACTGTAGAGATACAAACTTGAAGTTGAAAAGAAAGTATCAGGCGAAATTTGAGGAAACACACACAAGAGAAGAATTTATAAAAATATTTGGGAGGAGCTATTTATGAAAACATGGGAAATGCTAAAGGAACTAACGGAGAATCCGAAGAAACGGTTTAAAAGGAAAAACTGGGAAGGAGTTTATATATGCAGTAAAAACGGGTTTATTTGCGACAGCAATGGAGATCGGTATGGAATATATGACGTCATGGAGGATTTAGATGGGGGTTGGGAAGAATTGCCACGAGAAGTCACATGGCAAGAAGCTATCGAAGCGTGGATAAATAAAGAACGAATCGAGGTTTGGCAAGAAGATTCATTGGTTTACAGAAGCAGCTCAGGTTACAAATTAGGTGCTTCAGAGAAGGACAAAGGCTACCACTTCGACAGAAGTGATTTTACTAAAGGCAAATGGTACATATTGGAGGGCACAAAATGAGCATACAGAAACTATCACTGTACAATCTAATTGATATGGCAATAGAAACCGAACTGGGAATGGCTAGAAAAAAATATGGCAAGTATTTTACCTGTCACCATCAAGCCGAGTCGGTGCTAAGAGAGGAAATTAAAGAAGCCCACAAAGAACTGAAGCATCTTAAATGGCTCAAAAGAGAGATTGAAGAAAGATTGCATGACAAAGAGTGCCCATTAGAAGCTCTAGAGATGGGCGAGCGACACGCCAAGAACCTTATCGCCGAAGCTATCCAGGTGGCCGCAATGATACAAAAATATAAAGAGACCAACGACATATTTAACGGAGTTGTGAAATGAAGTTTTTTATAAGTCACAAATTCCCCAGCCTTAATGAGTATATATCGGCGATGAACCGAAACAGGTTCAAGGGAAATCAGATGAAGCAAGAGTTAACGAACTTAGTGGCTTGGGAGTGTCGAAAAAACAAAGTGCGAAAGTTTGGCCAAGTGAAGATTTATTTTAAATGGATAGAGAAAAATAGGCGCAGGGATCCCGATAACCTGACGGCAAACAGTAAATTTGTATTAGATGGACTAGTTAGAGCAGGAGTAATAAAAGATGATGGATGGGACTATGTAAAAGGCTTATACCATGACTGGGAAATTGGTAAGGGGTACGGAGTAGAGATAAAAATTGAGGAGGTAGACGAATGAACAGTGTAAACATAACGGGAAATTTAGGAAGAGCGATTGAATTAAGGTATACACAATCAGGCATGGCGGTGTCTCAATTTAGCTTGGCGGTGTCGAGGGGCAAAAACAAAGATGGAGAATACGAAACGGACTGGATAAACTGTGTAGCCTTTGGAAACAGAGCCGAAGCTCTAGCAAAATACACCGATAAGGGCAGTAAATTAGGAATATCAGGCAGATTGCAAACATCCAGCTATGAAAAAGACGGTAGACGTATATATAAGACGGACGTAATGGTCGATAATTTTGACTTTTTAGACTCAAAGGGTGCGAACAAAGGTTCGGCATCAAAACAGGCTGAAATGGACGATTTTGTGCCTATGGATGAAGCTGGGGATGACCTACCCTTCTAAAACTTGCAAATGAGGTGTCTAAATGAAGAAATGGATAGTTTACATGGATAGGGATTCTGCGGATGAAGAAGCTGTGCAATGTGGTTTATTTGATAGCGAAGAAGAAGCCAAAATGGTTTATGAACAATTTAAGGCAGAGGCTATGGAATATGTTGACGATACAGGCTTCACTGGGGACGAGAGAGTGCACATAGCTAGAATTATACACTCACTGCTTCCGGTGACGGTTTACAGTAAAGACTATAAGTCATATAGTTTCGAATGGGAGGAAATGGAATGAATTTAGAAATTAAAATTGATGATGAAAGAATAACCGAACTGGTAGAGCTAGCAATAGTCGATTCGGTGATTAAAAACCACAGTTACTTAATGAGAGATGCTCAGTTTGGCGTCAAGTCAGGTGTCGATAAGGCAGTTAAAGAGTATATCTACAAAAACAAAGACAGGATAATCGAGCGAGTGGTCGAAAGGGCATCGGTTGAGATAGTAAAAAAGGGGTTGCCGAAGCTGCTTGAGGATTTAAGAAAGAAGGTGTAGTCATGGCTGGTTGGGAATCTTTAGAAGTTGATTTTAAAACAGAAATGAGTAGTTTTAAAAACTGCATATGCGATGCCTGTCATGATACAGACACCGTAATAAAGATAAGACTGCCCGAAACAAAGTATCACGATGGCAAAGGTTTAAGCACTAAATTCAGCAACTATTGGCTTTGTGTAAAATGTAGAGCAAGGCTTACAAGAGCGTTGGATTTTCCGGAGGTGATCGAATGAGTCCGGAAGAAAGAAACGCATTTTTATACAAAAACCGTGAACTGCTTCCTTATAAGCGACAAGAATTAATATTGGAGCACCTAGAGAAAGCAAAAGCTTTAATAGACCAAGAGCTGATATTGGATAAGTTATATGGGCAGATGGACTATAAGACCATGAGCAACTTAGATAGGGATAGGTATATAAGAGCTCTTGCAAGTGTTGATGACGCAATCAGGAGTGTGAAAAGAAGATGAAATATTTACTAAGCCTTACACACAAGATACCTCTCGATAATATAGTTTTTGAGTGCGACAACAAAGAAGAACTTGAGAAATATTCACAACTTGCGCTGGAACAAGGTTACAAGGTAAAAGTCAAAGAGATGGAGGTGCCAAATGGCAAAACGCGGTAACAATGGCAAAAGACATGCCAACGAGTTTATGAGGACGTCCACAGGTAGGCTTGCAGGTAATGGGATGGTGCACGATAACTACGACCACGACTCCTTCCCTCTTGATAAGCCCTTCGGGTATAAAAACCCTGATAGTTATTGGTGCATACCGAAAGACGAAAAAGAAAAAGAACCTGTGTTTATCTATAAACTGAGTGATGAAGAATTAGAAAAGTATAAGAATATGGAGGATGAGGAATGATAATACACTGGGGCATCGGATTAATAATAGGAACGCTGATAGGCATGGGTATCATGTGCCTACTGAGGATGGCAAAGGAGGGTACGGAATGAGAGATATAGAATATCTAGAAGAAAAAAGATTAAAAGTCTTGGAAGAAATAAAGCCCATATGTGACGCTTATGGTATCACTGATTACGACTACGAAGTAAGGACTGCAGGGCAAACAGAAACATTGAGAATAAGGGACACTAAAATAGGTTGTTCAAGTAATTCGATTTTTGCAATTAAACAAGAGTTAACTGGGTACATATTTTTGGCGATGTGGCGAGAACGAAGCTTGGGATATTTTGATAAACAGACAAAGAACGTGATTAAAAGATACTGGTTAGGAGGATGAGAAATGACTGAATTAATGTCATTCTTTGCAGTTGTAGGTATCGGAACCACAGTAACCGCATTAATGGGCACACTGTATTGGTTAGCTGAAAAATATGATTTTAAAAAAGAAGAAAAGCTTAGGCAAATAGCTCACCAAGAGGCTAAACACGTGCTAATGCTTTGGATTGAGAGGAGAGAAAAAAATGAGACCAATTAAATTTAGAGGAAAGCGGATAGACATTGGCGAATGGGTTTATGGATATTATGTGGTAGAAGACGGCGATGTGTTTATCGCCACTGATAATGGCGATGAGGACGGCCACATACTAGAGCTTGCAAAAGTCATACCTGAGACAGTGGGGCAATACACAGGACTAGATGACAGGAATGGTATAGAAATATACGAGGGTGACGTTGTAAGTGATTTTAGGTGTATGAAATTTGAGGTTATATTTAAGGATTCGGCATTTTGTCTAAAGCAACTAAATTGCAGCTATTATGAAATCATAGCAAAATATGGCACTTTATTTGTAATAGGCAACCTACACACCAACCCTGAACTACTGGAGGCAGACCAATGATAGACTACGGGTTAACCCTACACTTAAATTTCAGAGAAAAGGTGTGCTACGTGCTTTTGACAAGCGACCAAGACACGGACAAGCTGATAAGACAGTTTGACCTAGGGGGGGAACGAGAATGGTTAAGTTATCAGAATTAGATAAAGATGTAAAGGTTAGTTATAATGAACGTATTTATACAGTTGAAGAGGTAATGAATGACTTGAGGTACTTTACGGATGATGAGGATATAAACCTTTATACCACAACCGAACATAAAGCAAGCATTGATGCTGCAAGCTTTATAGATGCAGTCTTTGATTCTGTATATGAAAACGGAATGTATGAAGATTGGGATGAAAGAATCAAACAAGACATAAAAGAAGAAGATGTTAAAAAAATACAAGCAGTATTTGATGAAATATTAAGTAGAAATGAAGAGCAAAATATATCTTATTATGAATGTGAAAAAATAGAGATAGATGTTCCGTTTAGCGGCAGTGACAAAAAAGATGAGATCATAAAGCAGTTTGAAGATGAACTTAAAATTAACTAAGCCCACATTTGGGCTGAGTGGAGGGATAAGAAAATGGAAGCTGAATTTAAAGTAAACCCAGAGGCAAAGATACATACCACTGGCCCCAAACTTGGGGAGAGTATAACAGGTTGGCTCAATTATGAGCCGACAAACGGATATTGGGTAGGCTCATTGCCCGAAGAGGAGACCCTATTAACCTTAATAGCTTTGATATACCACTACGATGTAGGAGTCGTTTATTACGAGTCGGAAAACTTTGACAATGAAGACTGGCAGAAAAACAGAGATGATATGCTGACATTTTGCGAGCATAGACTTAAAGAGATATACACAGGTCAAGCGCTTAGAGAGTGGTACAAAAAACCACGATAGGAGGCAGGCAATGCGAAACGAAACTAGCATAGGCGACTTCTGCGAGATAACCAAAAGACCTTGCGAGAAACCAAGTTGTGAAAACTGCGAATTAATATACCGAGAAGACGGGAGCGGCGACTAAACCAACATAAAGGGGGTAAACTATGACAAAGGGCGAACTCAACCAACTGTGGCACATAAATAGGGAAATTGAAGAGATCAAAAGCGAGATAGAAAACATCTCATACTTAGAAGCAGTGAAACCCAAAGAGGCGGTACAAACATCCAGCATATCAGACTCAACAGGAGAACGAGCTTGTATACTGGCAGAACTTAAAGAGCTGTACGACATCAAACTCAAAGAGATGTTTATCAAAAAAGCCAAGATTGAAAGGTTTTTGGACGGGATAGAAGATAATGAGATGCGGTTGATATTTAGGCTGAGGCATGTTAATTGCCTGGAATGGAATGAAATTGCCGCAGAGCTTAACTACCACAGAGTAACAGTTTGTAAAAAGTACTATAAGTTATTAAACTCGCTACACACGACTACATGATTTTATGAGATAATAGTAGCGTAAAGATATAACAATATACTTATTGGCATCCTTCGGGGTGCCTTTTTCATGTCCTCCTTTCCTGCCCTACCTGATTCGCAGGATGGGCTGATTGACCAGTGCCTCGGAATTGACCCGAGGCCTTAAATATAGATTGAGGTGCGCTATGAAAGAAAAATATAATGAGAAGAAATGCAAAGGTTGTTTGTGGAAAACCAAGTGCGATGATGGGCACTTTATATGCCTATTTGCAAACTGTGTGAAGGAACTAGGGAAATATAAAAAAGCAACAAAAGTAGGTGAATCTGACGATGGCTAAAGGTAAGTACGATTATTGGATATCCCCAGAAGGGCTTTTGAAGTTGGAAGGCTGGGCAAGAGACGGTTTGACCGATAAACAGATATCCCACAATATAGGTGTCACCGAGCAGACTTTAAATGTTTGGAAAAACAAGTATCCTTCATTGTTTGAGTCCCTAAAAAGGGGTAAAGAGGTCGTTGACCGAGAAGTTGAGAATGCCTTACTCAAAAGAGCAAAGGGTTATACCTATGTCGAAACCAAAACAGAGCGCGAAGGTGGAACTATCACCAAAACCACAGTAACCACTAAAGAAGTCGCGCCAGATACAGGAGCTGCTATCTTCTGGCTTAAAAACAGAAAGCCTGGAACATGGAGAGATAAAAAAGATCTTGAAATGTCGGGTGAGATGGAAGTCAACAGTCCTTTCAAGGGGTTAACCACAGAGGAACTAAAGAAGCTGATAGATGATGATTGATAAAAAAGAGATTAGCAAACAGGCCAAACTGGAACTCGCAAGACGTGAGTTCTTTTATTTTTGTCATTTGATGGCCAAGGATTTCTACAAGAGAGACAGGGCGTACCTGAAAGAGATCTGCGACGACCTACAATCCTTTTACGAGGATCCGGAAGAAGAAATACTCGTGATGAATCTCCCTCCTCGACATGGCAAGTCAAGGACAGTCTCGCTCTTTACCGATTGGGTCTTCGGCGAGAATCAAAATGAGAAGGTTATGACTGGTTCATATAACGAGACTCTGTCAACGACATTTTCTAAAAACGTGAGAGATCCAATCCTGGAAGTTAAAGCAGATAAAGACAAGATAGTCTACTCTGATATATTTCCTAATGTAAAAATCAAACGCGGTGATGGAGCCATGAACTTGTGGAGCTTAGAGGGAGGGTACAATAACTACTTGGCCACCTCCCCCACCGGTACATCAACAGGCTTCGGCTGCACCTTGATGATTATAGATGACCTTATCAAATCGGCTCTTGAGGCGCACAACTCACAGGTTTTAGACAAGCATTGGGATTGGTTTGTAAACACCATGCTTTCAAGGCTTGAAGAAAACGGGAAGATAATCATAATCATGACGCGTTGGGCTAATAACGATTTAGCAGGCAGAGCTTTAAAGCACTTTAGAGAAGAAGGCAAGAAAATCAGGCATGTTGTCATGAAGGCCCACCTTGGCGGTGGTAAGATGCTTTGCCCTGAGATACTGTCATACAGAAGCTACAAGTCAAAGAAACGCGCAATGGGTGCAGATATAGCATCTGCCAACTATCAACAGGAGCCAATTGATATTAAAGGCAAGCTGTATAGCTCATTTAAGACGTACACTTCCCTACCTGTAGACGAGAACGGCAATTCGCTTTTTACAGGCATTTACAGCTATTGTGACACCGCAGACCAGGGCGATGATTACCTGTGCGATATCACATTTGGAGTTTTCAACAAAGAAGCCTATGTTTTGGATGTCTACTACACGAAAGAGCCGATGGAGATCACAGAGCCGGAGACGGCTAAAAGGCTGCACGAAAATGACGTAGGGCTTGCTTATATCGAGTCCAATAACGGGGGGCGCGGGTTTTCGAGACAAGTAGACAGGCACCTTAAAGAAGACCATAAATCAAACAGAACCAAGATTAAATGGTTTCATCAGAGCCAAAATAAAAAAGCTAGAATTCTATCTAATGCGACCTGGGTTATGGACCATATATACTTCCCCGTCAACTGGAAAGACAAATGGCCCGACTACTACGAGTCTATGAACACGTACCAGCGGGAGGGTAAAAACGCACATGATGATGCTTGTTTAGTTGCAAACACCATGGTATCTACCTTGACCGGCCTTAAACCAATTCAAAATGTAAAAAAAGGTGATTATGTATTCACCCCATACGGACTCAGGAAAGTCCTTTGGAGTGGTTGCACAGGAGAAAAAGAAGTTATACATAAATCCAATCTGACAGGAACACCTGATCATAAGGTTTTCAGCAAGCGGGCTGGGTTTATTCCACTAGACGCATTTACAGGCACAACCGAAAACGATATAATATCATTGGGAGGTCTGATAAAATGGAAATACAAAAGACTATTATATTCAACGGAGAAGAAT